GTGCCTTCCAGAAAATCCTAACGACTTACCAGTTCACCGAACCGGGGTCGTTTCCTGAGGAATTCGCCGTTAAGCGGTACCTCAAGAAAATGGAGATTCCTGATGCGAAGAACGCTTTGGCTCGAAAGCAGAAATGCTTCCAAGACTGGGCCGACTTCGATTCATCACTCAAGATCCCAAGTCTCTTACCAGGTAACTGGTATAAGGCGCGTTTGGTTATACACAACTGGTGTAAATCCTTTCGCCTGGCTCCGGTGGTCTTCACCAACGGTTCCGAGGCCACCTCTACCCACGGTTTTAACTCTCTTGAGTCGAAACTTATGAGGTCGAAGTGGGATTGCTCACCGGATTGTTTCGAGTTGTGGGCTGAAACAGCCTACGAAACCCTCGCAATCCGTCGTGCAGTCCGTGCGCGCTTTTCGGCTTACATGAAGCACGAGTTGCTCGCCATCAGGTCTTTCCACAAAGAGTCATATCGACGGTTTGTTGGGCAGAAAAACTTTAAGTTTCTTTGCTTTCGACGGACCCTGTCTTATGTGACCTCTGTGCGTGAAGCTTCACGCTTCTCTACTGTTCGGAAGAACAATGAGAAGGACCGGCCAATTGACTTGCAGCCTCTATGCAACATGCTTGTCCAGAGACGTGTAGGTAACGGACTCCGCGGTCTTTTAAAGGACCAAGGAGTGGATCTAGATAACCTCGCGACTAAACATCGCAGGCTAATCAAAAACCGTGGCTTAGCCACGATTGATCTTAAGAATGCTAGTGATAGCATTCATCTCGATCTCGTTCGTTTCTTGTTCCCAAAGCACGTGTTTGACTTAATAAATCATTCGCGTACTTCATTCACTGAGGGGCTTGATGGTCAGTACTACATGACCAAAAAGGTATCCTCAATGGGGAACGGTTTCACGTTCGAATTGATGACCGTTATCTTGAGAGCTCTCGGGTTGCAGTTTTCCGAAAATTTCTCGGTCTTCGGGGACGACATCATTATCCCTGATGACTTCGCCGAGCCTCTTATTGAGGATCTCGTCAAAGTAGGATTCCTAGTGAACGGTGACAAATCGTTCATTCGGTCTCCATTCCGAGAAAGCTGTGGTGGCAACTATCATGACGACTTTGGGTATATCGAGTCTTACGACTTCGAGTATCCCGAGACGATCCACGATTGTGTCGTTTTGAACAACAAAGCTTTTGCTTTAGCGGTCAAGTATCCACAGTTCAGGAAGCTTTCTC